GCACACGAAGCCTTCGCCGCGGAATCACGGAGAAGGGGGTTGTGTACACCTTGAATGAAAAGGGAGTCGAGTTGAGACACCTTCTGACCACCGATCCACAGACTGAATTCTGTAGGACCCGACGCATCCGCGGAGAACAGACCGTTAGTGTTCGTTTGGACGTTGGCGATGTTAGTATCCTCGATCCAGATGTAACTCATGAGATCACCCTTTGAACGGATAGGGATGGTAATCTCGTTGTTGGCACCGAATGTACCGATGTAATCCATACGTTCAGGCTTCATAGCGAAGTTAGTATGGCGCTTATAGTTTTGACGAAAAAAGCTAACCTCAGGATTACCAGTGATGTACACATCCTGGGCACCTACAGACACAAGCTCTATTAAAGCTGCTGACATTTATTAATAAACGATATTAAAATTTTGGCTCAACATATACATAAGGGATGGTGATTTTTCAGGCATTGACTTGGGAAGCGAGGGATATCGATGATGAGCATTTAGTGAGTATATTTGGAAAAACTCAAGAAGGTAAATCTGTATGTGTTACCACCGCATTTACCCCGTATTTCTTTGTTAAATTCCCAAAGGGTGCTACACAAAAGACGGCACAGGAGATATTCGATGTCATAAATCGAAAATGTCCTGAATGTCTCGTATCGTATTCAGTCATGAAAGCTAAAGATGTTTGGGGGTTTCAAAATAATCAAGAATTTGCGTATATGAAAATTGATTTTGTAAATTTAGCGATGAGGAGACGCGTTGATTATTTCTTGAAAAATGCTATAGCTATTTCCTCGGGGATGGTAAAACTGAAAGTGTATGAATCAAACCTGGATCCTGTACTTCGCCTTATGCATAGAACTGGTATTCAATCGACTGGTTGGTTACACACGGGTGACCAATGTGTTCGTTCATATCTTGCGAATGTGGATATTGATCTATACTGCAATAAATGGAATACACTCAAACCCGTTGAACGAGATGATATTGCCCCATTTATAGTTGCATCATTTGATATTGAATGTAATAGTTCCACTGGTAAATTTCCAAATGCAAATATTATTGGTGACGCGTGTTTTCAGATTGCCGTTTCACTTTGTAAATTTGGTGAAGATGAACCATTCGAAAAGGTTTGTCTATGTTATAAAAAAACCGAGGGGACTGATGTTATAAGCTTTGATACTGAAAGAGAGATGCTCGAAGCTTTTCAGTCGTATGTACAAAAAAAAGATATTGATATTTTAACTGGGTGGAACATATTCGGCTTCGATTTCCAATATATTCATACGCGTGCTCATTTGGTTGGGTGTAACCCCAACTTTTTCAAACTCGGGAAATTGAAGGATCAGGTATGTGAAATCTCAATCAAAAAATTGAGTTCAAGTGCGTTGGGTGATAATACACTAAAGCTACTCCCAATGTCTGGTCGGTTTATTTTTGATTTATTCCATGAAGTCAAGAAGGGGTACAAACTCGATTCGTATAGTCTAAACAATGTGTCAAAACTATACCTCGGTGATCAAAAGATTGACATGTCTCCAAAGGAGATGTTTGCTAGATATACAGAGGAAAACCCTAAAAAGCTTGGTGAAGTTGCAGAGTATTGTATTAAGGATACATTACTCCCACACCGACTCATGAAAAAACTATGCATTCTATTGAACTTATTAGAGATGGCTAAAGCGACATGGGTACCCCTTTGTTTTCTCGTAGAACGCGGGCAGCAGATCAAAGTTTTCAGTCAATTGACAAAGAAAGCGCGAGAGCTTGGCTTCATGGTACCAACGATTCGATACGGGCAGTTACCTGAAGAACCGTATGAGGGGGCGACGGTGCTCGACGCGCAAAAGGGTGCGTACTACACACCAATTACAGCCCTAGATTTTGAAGCACTGTATCCGTCGATCATGATGGCACACAATCTCTGTTACTCTTCATATGTTATGAACGAAAGGGAATATGGGAATATACCTGGGGTGACCTACGAGACATTTAATATAGGTGATAGAACCTATAAATTCGCACAAGACGTCCCGAGTCTTTTACCTGCCATCTTATTGGAGCTCAAACAGTTTCGTAAAAAAGCTAAGAAAGATATGGCGGCTGCGACGGGTGCTATGAAAGAAGTGTATAACGGTAAACAGTTAGCCTATAAAATATCTATGAACTCTGTGTACGGATTTACAGGTGCAGGTAAAGGTATTCTCCCGTGTGTACCGATCGCTTCTACGACGACATGCAGAGGGCGTGAAATGATTGAGGAAACGAAGACTTATGTAGAGGCGAACTTCCCAGGTGCGAAAGTGAGATACGGAGACACAGATTCAGTGATGGTTGAATTTGATGTGGGTGACCGAACTGGTGAGGAGGCTGTAAAGTACAGTTGGGAAATTGGTGAAAAGGCAGCTGAGGAATGTAGTGCCCTCTTCAAGAAGCCCAATAACCTGGAACTTGAGAAGGTGTATTGGCCTTATTTCCTGTACTCTAAGAAAAGGTACGCCGCCAAATTATGGACACAAGGTAAGGATGGCAATATGCATATGGATTACATAGATATTAAGGGTCTCCAAGTTGTTCGTAGAGATAATACACCTCATGTGAGGGAGGTTTGTAAGGAGCTATTAGATGTAATTCTCACATCGAGTGATCCTGGACCACCTCTCGAACTTGCGAGAGAACGCGCTATAGAACTCCTGTCTGGTGATATACCAAATGATAAACTAGTTCTAAGCCAAGGTCTCTCAGATTCTTATAAGGTGAATGGACAGAATGTTTCTATAACGAGTTCCGATAGTATTTACATCAATCAAGCCCATGTACAGGTTGTCAATAAGATGAGAGATAGGAAACCTGGTTCAGAACCACAAACAGGTGATAGGGTACCTTATTTACTCACCAAAACAGGTGATCCAAAGGCACGAGCCTTCGAAAAATCCGAAGATCCGAAATACGTCGAAGAAAATGATATACCCGTAGATTATCACTATTACTTTGTCAATAAATTTTTGAATCCTGTTTGTGATTTACTTGATCCATTGTTTGAAAGTGTAAAAGAAGAAATCTTTGGTGAAATTATTAATCAACATGCACCACCTAAGAAGAAGAAGGAAATTACATTTAGTGGTATGAAAAAAGATGAACTCGTAGAGGAGTGTAAAAAAAGAAACCTAGATACATCTGGGAAAATAACCGATTTGAAATCAAGATTGAAAAATAACACAGAAAAACAGAATTCTGTTGAAGACCTATTTAAAAAATATGAACAAGATAGAAGTAAGCAATGAGTTCGTACGATAAACTTATCGGTGTTTTTGACGAAGAATTAAAAGCGCGTGTCAATGAAATCATAAGTGATTATGCTGAAATCATTTCAAAGAAGCACGGTATACCACTCGACTTGTTACTACGAGACGTACCCGAAAATTATACGGGATCGATATGTAAAGGGACAAAGTCAAATGGTCACCGTTGTACACACAAGGGTCTTCATGACGGGTATTGTGGGAAACATATCTCACAAGGTGTTAAGATTAAACACCGGAATATTACCAGTATAAATACACACACACATGGAAGTGATAAACTTTTCGTTCCGGAATGTCCAGCATGTATTCACCCAAATGTATTTAGAGATATAAATACAATGTTTAATAATGAGTAAAACAGATATTCTACTAACATCAATTAACAACTTTTACAACGAAGAAAAGAATAGAACTAAACTTTTAAACATTTTAGATAAAACAGCCGGTATTTCTTTGAGAAATCTGGAATGGTTCATTACGAATTATGCAAAGAAAAATAACACAACATATACAACAATGGATGGGAAGCTCTTTACAGTGCATTGTGCATATAAATCGAGTCTAGATGGGTACTCAAAGAAACTATTTGATCCATTTTGTAGGTCAGCAAAGTTTCCTTATATTGTACCAGGAACATGTCATGAAATTCATACAACATTAGCGCAGTTGAATTTCATCAAATGGTGTATCAAGAATAACATCATTGACTATATTAGCAGTCATAAGACTTCACTTTTTAATAAGAAATTGACATAGATCCATTTTCAAATTTGAAGGTTAAATAGCCCGTATAATACATCTGAAGTGTGTATGTATCTGTTGTAATATCAACTTTAGTTGTATCTAATTTCACATCGAAAACTGTTTTATCAGACTCTATACTACTAAAATCCAAGTTTCCCGAGGGTTCCACATTTACTGGATTCATCGCGAAACTATACGTGTATATATTCCTGATTGGTCGCGCCAATCTATTCCTGTAGGGTACCAAGTATTTAAAATAGTTATGGGTTGTATTTGAAATGTTAGGAAGTTTATTTCCGTATATGAAAAACTGTGCACTCTCTAAGACAGGGTTGAAGAATGTGGTAGTTTCGTTAAAGTTATTACTCGATGAGAAGTTAAATCGGTTGTGCATGTAGTAATTTTCTTCTGCTGACGCATCACCCACGCTTATTAGGGAATTCTCAAATTTCGTGTTCCTCAAGAACCAATGGAAACATTTTACCGGGATATCTGCTACGAGGTTATTTTTAATATTATCTACGTTAAGCTCGCTCACTACCGTTGGATGTTTCCTCACGATATCGTTTATCATAGTCATTGGTTGAGTAACAAAATATTGTCGTTCTTGTCCACTTATCGTAATTTCTTCAGTTACTAAATTAAATGATTGCAACTCGAGGGTATCTGTTGTATTCGTGTAGAATTCTTGGTTATGAAACTCGAGTTCAAATGTAATATTTTGTTTGTGAATGGCACAAATGGGAAAATATGGACGATTGGGTTTATTTGTTGGGTGTTCATCACTCGCATATTTTCGAGAGAAGAAGAAGTGTAGAGGTATAACTAAATCTGCACTTTGGCGTGCAAAAACACTATTACCTACAGATTTATCAAAGCCGAGGTTTCTATTAACAAGTGCTCTATTGGCTACCTTCTCAGACATTTCTAAATAAAGATCATCGTAGATGATACCCCATTCATCATATAACTTTTCAACTTCTATATCGTTTACAAACATGGTGACGCTTTTAAGAATATGTCTTCCCAATTGATCGGCATAGTTACCATCTGTAATACCGGGTATAGTGATACTCAACCACATATTACTTAGAAGATCTCCCATGTTTGTTGGATTGAATTCAATCTTGAGCGTTTGACCGAACGGCCATTTAGGTACTTGCCCAGGATTGACCACATTTCGACTTCTATGATACTTTCTAAACTCTGAATGCCTCAACATATCTTTGTATTTAAAGAGTGAATCATCTGGGTCTTTGGAAAGAAGATACGTATCCTGCTTTCCAATAGCCTTGAGAGAAATCTTTGCAGCTTCACCCATACTTATCTATTGTCTATATATTTTTAATGTCATTCTTCCACATACTGGATGGTGTTGTAGATGTAAGTATCTTGAGTTCAATTTTCGCCTGTTCGGATTCTTTGAGAAGTTCACGAACACTCTCATCTGTGTACTGAACAGTCCTAATGTTCAATAGATAGTCGTGATTCCCATTGACGAGTGGAAATGTATGTGAAAGTTGTTCTTCGAGTTCCTTCTTTTTGCGTCTAAACACGATAATGTCACCATTAATCACCATTGAGACAAATCGAGACTTGTAGTCACACATTTTAGCCTTCACCTCAATAACCTTAATCAGGTGCTCTTTGCGTTTGATGTAGTACTGATTTCTCAATTTAATAAAGTCCATCAGAATCATTTCAGGTGTATCATATTTATGGATTCCTTTCACTGGGTGGAAGAGATGCATGTTCGTCGTGCGAACCGCCTTTTGGAGTTTAAGGTCTTTGATGATATCTTTACCTGTATACTCCTGAATAACAAAATCAACATTTTCAGTCGTACTGTTATTGGTAAACCCACTGATAACCTTCTTTTCAACTAGGGTGTCTAGGTGCTCTTTGTAGTCTTGAGTCCAACGACCTGGGGGTAACTCGGTCACCTTGATTGTTTTACCAATTATATTCCAAACACCTTCCGTGATCCAAGTACTATCTTGATCAAACACACGACCCTTGAAACCCCTGAACCATGGTTTCATTTTCTGAACTTCCTTCCCATTTAGTACATTCATAATATTGTCACGAATGTCTTTAGGGTTAAATGGGGGTACATAACAACTAAAACCTGTGCCAATACCTTCAGTACCATTCACCAGAACCATAGGTAAAGTGGGCATGTAAAAATCTGGTTCAATCGAGCGGCCATCATCATCTAGGTAATTGAGAATGGCATCATCTCTAGGGTCAAATATGTGTCGAGCTGCACTAGTCAATCGTGTGAAAATGTATCTCGTTTGAGAAGCATCTTTACCACCCATGAGTCGTGTACCAAATTGACCACATGGTTCGAGAAGGTTTATATTGTTA